AGCCAGCGTACTGGCCGAAGAACGAGTTTTCGGCGCCCGTCGTATTGCTGGAGCCAGCGGACTGGCCGACCATCACGTTTGTCGATATCCCCCCCGCTCCACGAAACAGATCGGATACAATTATCTTTTTATTTATTGATCCACTCACATCGGATATCACCAAAAAATCTGCATCAGGCGCTGGATCCGTGAGCGTGGTCAGTCCCGTGATCGCCTCTGTCCCTCCGGCTAAGACGTCCCGCAAGAGCATCCGCTTATTTATTGATCCGCTCACATCGGATATCACCAAAAAATCTGCATCAGGCGCTGGATCCGTGAGCGTGGTCAGTCCCGTGATCGTCTCTGTCCCTCCGGCTAAGACGTACCGCAAGAGCATCCGCTTAGTGGTGCCCGCATTCACTATAGCAAGATAATCAGTACTAGGAACTGGCGTCGTTAACGCCGCCAATTCTGAAATCTTTTTCGTCGCCATCCATACCACCTATCACAGCTTTCCAGTATATCTATCATGGGTTATATCGGTTTCTCCACGTAGCTAAAATGGACAGATTAGGATTATATGGCCAGTACAACGTATCGGAGTTCTCCGTGATGATGTTATCCCCAGCCTCGGTAGAGAGATCGATGTAAGAATCAGCATCCTCTTCGGCAGCCAGCGATACTTTGTACGTTGCCCCTACTGGAATTTTCGGTACCAGTGAGCTAGATACGTATCGCTCCTGGTGGATTTCCAGATCGTCGATAGCTACGGAGGTGATACCGGAATCGCACCTCCACCTGATCAGGACCTCGACATGCCCTTCGGCCTGGGGGACGTAGATCTTGTTTTCGGCGCCGCCCACCCACCGGGAATTTTTCGAGACTTCGAGCCACGAGACGCCCCCGTCGACCGAGGCCTCCAGGAAAGCCTCGCCCGTCCCGGTCTCGGTGGGGGTGAACGTCACGACGAGCCCGCCTGCCACGAGCGGCCAGTGCCCATCAAGCTGATAGGCGGCGTACCCAGATGTCGTTATGACGAGCTTCCCGCCGGATACCGTGGCGCTCGCCGATGCGTATTTGTCCTCGGAAAATTTGTCAACAGCGAAATCGTCAGCATAAGTTTGTGTGATCTGGCCGAAGCGGTCAATCACTAGCAATTCGTCTTCCATCAGGTGGGGGGTGATGGCGATGGTGCTCATCGTGGTAGCCCCCAACAGAAACGACATCGCGAGATTGTCGAGCCCGGCGCCTGCATCAATCTCTAGAGAATATAGCCCGGATTCGATGTTTCCCAAATTAGAGAATCCGGTAGTCTGAGTGTAGGGGAAAAATACCTCAACTACATCCCACTCATCTGCATCATCTGCATAGAGCTCCGCAGCCTCTGCCCAGAACTTAGCGGTCTTTCGGATGATCCCCGCCCCCCCGGCAGCGGGCGCGATCTCGGTATCTCCCACCGAGCCGTGGACGACCGCGAACCGATCAGCCCGGCCGAAATAGAGGCGGTCCGTCTCCTGATCACCGGCGAGGTCGTCGATGAGAGCGGTGATCTCGTCCTCATCGCCTATCTGGTCGGCGAGGTCCGGCCGGAATATGAGGCCCGCTTTCAGGGTGAGCGGATCGCGGCCCTCCTGCCAGACGACGGCTCGGTTGCCCCCGATGATGGGTGAGGTCTTCACCCTGCGGCCCGCGCCTTTGGTCCGATGGGGCCCCCACTCAACATAGGAGGAGATGTCGGTATCTCCGATTTTTACGATTCGAGATATTGAGGTCATCTTAACCTCGGGGCGCAGGGGCAGCGGAGACCCCACCCTTCAGGGCGGGGAGGAGCGTGCCCCGCCAGCTGTTTCGGTTACCGATACACATATATCTAGTCAAGTCTATCACCTAATTACTCAAGAGCTATGCTCCGTCTGGGCACCTCGCAAGAGGTCAGGGCACTCGCCGCTATACGGCAGACACGGCTTCAAGTCCCGGACGTCCTGAGTTTCGAACCAGAACCCAAAATGCCTCGGGAGGCAAGGTGGGAGTAATCCCTGGTCTGACATCCGTATCTGAGGGCACTTTCCGAGGTAGGTCGCTGGGGGTCTCCCCCCATGAGGCTTTACGGAGCCAAAGTCAACCGGCCAAATGTAGTCCAGTTTAACCGGAACTACAAGCCCCTCCCTTTAGGGTGGGGTAGTTGACAATGCACATCCTGAGAAATCTAGCTGCGGATACCACACGCTCAATTCAGAGGAGTTCTTCATCAATCATCGTCAGACTCGCGCCGCTGCAAATGGAACACGTCCCAACCACAAATATAATTATATTCCGGATCATTCCAACCACACCGGAGTCAACGTCATTGAAACGCTTACAGTTGGCGGAGTTCCTATGATATCTGCGTACCATTTCACATAGAATTTTATGCTCTCGGCAGTGCCGTCAAGCTTCAAAAAATCAGTTACATCGGCATAACTCACGGCATCTCCGAGTAGATATCCGCCACCACCGATGTACATGTTCTGTGTATGCCCGTTAATTTCGGCATAACAAAACGCATGTGCCGAGACGAGCGGATTCGAACCGATGGTATACTCCACGCTGACAGGCAGAGAGTAGCTGAAACTAGCTAGGATTCTGCAATGATCATAGTATCCAGAGCCAGTGGCAAATGTCACAGAGAAGGTCGCAGGAACACATGCAGTATCCACATCGCCAAACCTCATATCCTTGCTATCAGTGTATGGATTTTGCGATATGTACGGTTTTTCTCCGCCTACGGTGGAGAGTTCGGCTGCTGCCTGGAACGCATCATAGAGGTCGTCGGGAGTGGTCCCGATATCCACCAGCACGTACGGGTTTGAGCTACTATATTTAATTTTTTTTACTTCAAATACATGTTTTTCTCCATATTGATCTATGAGACCGACATGATCTGAAATCCGGGGGATAAGATCGTTCGGATGGAGTTTGATTCGGTATCCGAGATCTGTATTTCGGGCGGCGTATTGCGCATCGATGATATCCTGCATATTCCCTTCGACTTCAGATCCGAGCGGCGACCCCTCCGCCAGCCCGTTCGGAACGTCTAGGATGTCCTCGATCCATATCCCCCGATATGACAAATCAAATTGAGATGTTATCTGGCGGGACGGACCATCTCCCAGGCCACGGCCGATCAGCGCTGATACCTTTTTCAGAGCCGGAACCAGCGGTTCTACGAAAATATCTGTCTCGTAAAATGTAAATTGCCCGTCAGTTTCACCCCGGCCGGCCGACGCTATGAAATCCAGGTACGTCAGACCATCTTGATCGTACCAGACATGGACGTGCAATCCTACTTTTGTCGCTAGATTTACGATCAAATCCCAAGCGGGATCATAATCAGTCCGGAGCTGGAATCCGAGCTCGGCGTTGGGGTTATCAAGATTCCGGACCCGCAAACCGCAATCAAACGCCATGTCTGCGGCCAAGCCATAATTCTGCGAACCGCACCCCCTAAAATCACTCGCCAGTCCAATTTGTAGGTCTTTATCGTCGCGGATAACCACTATAGCCGGGAATTGTTCGGGCACGTCCGCCCAAGAATCGTATTCAGTCGCGCGATTTGCCCACACATAAATATCTCTGGAACCTATCCTAGACGACGTGCCGGCGCCATCAATCACCGTTATATTAGGCGTTCCATAAGGATATCCGGTCCCGGTCGCCTGATACCGATAGTGAGGGGATGTGCACGGAATGTAGGATTGCGCCCACCAAATAAGCGGCATGAACCATGTCCCCTTGTCGGCGCGCGGGGGGTCACTACGAAATATTATGTCTAAAGTACATCTTTTTTCCCACGACCTGACCGGGAGATATCTATGATTTAGGGCCGTCTCGATGGATTCGCATTCGATCGTCTTTTCTCCGACCCTAGACGTGGGCATAGACATATTCGTGATGTAACCTCGGAATGGGATATGCCCCCGATCGTCTACTGTCACCACATCGAAGGGCTGGAAAGGGGTGTCTTTGGCGACCTTGAGCTTACACGTATGGGGCTTCTTGGGGTCTCGATATAGGTCAATATCGTAGCTCAGCACGTCGAAATAGTTCAGGTCTCCGACGGCGTTCTTCCTCTGGAATATCATCGATCGGTCACCTTCCAAGATATTTCCTGGCGATTTCGTTTTTCAGTTGGTCGTCGCGGGAGTTTAGCACCTGCTGAAGCTCGTCCTCGTCTAGGACCGTGCCTCCCTGCACGATCACAGTGGAATTTATCGTCACTCCCCCGCCCCCTCCGGCGGCGGCTACCGCCTGTTGGATGGCCGGAAACAAGACGTTCAGGGGCGTGATGGCCTCCGGGACCTCACCGACCTGAGCTATGATCGGGCGGGAGACTATCCCGCCCTCCGCGAGCGCCGGGAGCCAGTCAGACGTTCCCCATCCCGGTGAGGACGTGATCCCCGGTGAGAGGGATTCGAGATATCCGGTATCCCCGCCCCCCATGTACTCGGTCCCGGGACCATAGGCGCCGACGTAAACTGATGCCGAAATACCGTTCACCCATCCGAGGAACGAATCTACGGCATCATAGGCGGGCTGTGTTATGGCGTCAATCTGAGGAGCGGCCTCGGATTGATCGATATCGGTCTTGAGGTCTTCGACCGACTTCTCGGCGGCCTCGGTGTCGGCTTCCACCTTGTAGACCATCGAGAGCTGTTGAGCTTCTGGATGGAACGCGCCTCTCGCCCGCTCCTCTTCCAGGAAGGCGGCATAGCCTGAAGTCGGGCCGATGTAAGAACGATTGAAGAGCTGATCGGACATCTTCTCTTGGGCCATGCCGAAAGATGACATTGCCTCACACGCGCAATCGGCTTCGGCGGTATATTTGGCGAGGTTGTCGTCGGCTGCTTTTGTTGCATCATCTACCTTCTTATAGCCGTTCGCCAGCACGTCCAGGAGCTTGATCTGAGTCTCAAATGGCGCGTTGACCATGCCGCCGATGCTGCCAAACCGCCGCTCGACACCCTCCATAAACATCCTGGTTTCGTCGTCAAACCAGTCAGAATGAGTCTCCCACGACGTCTCAAGGGTATTCCAGAACGACGAATCGACCCGGAGCCCGTACTCTTCGGCGTCCTTCATCCAGCCGCTGGCGGCATCACCTAGATGCTTTCGGAACCAGACATCTTGATTGGCTACGTTCTCTCTGATCCATGTCTCGGCTTGAGCTTGCTCTTCGGGCGAGCCGTACCAGAGCATCTTGAATATTTCGTTGCTCTTTAGGGCGGAGGTGGCTCTCATAAACTCTTCGGAGAGACGCTCACCTATTCCGCCGAAGCCTTCGACTACACCGTCGCCGGTTATCTCGCCGACTATTCGGCCAACCTCTTCCCAGTCTTCCGCCAGGATCGCATTTTTCAGAGCTTCCGATCCGGCATATCCTGCCTTCTCCAGTTCGGCAACGATACCTAGAAGAGTTTCCTGTTCCTGAACTTTGATTATGCTATCCTTCAGGGCGGCCCCCCACGACTCGCCCAGCTCTTCGAGCTTATACTCCTGGTATTTCCCAGAGTCCACTATGGAATCGGCGAGTTCCGCTCCGCTTTCGGCTACCCTTTCCCGAAGTCCGAGGAGATATGAATCTCCGTTCTCATACCCCATTTCTTCCAATACGGGTGAAAGAACTCCTAGCGCCCCGGTGATCTGAGCTTCGGTGGCATCTGGATCTAGTATAGTCTCCCACGCACGTTCCCATCCAGCTGCGCCTTCGGAGCGGAGATGATCTTCCAGATTGTAGAGTTCCAGGATAGTCAGGTCTTCGATCTCGCCCCAGTACTTCGCCGAATAATCTGCCCAGTGTTGGGGGGTACCCCAAATATCGTAGGGCGAGATCTCTACTTCTGGCTCCAGCTTTGCTTTCAGCTTCACGACGTCGCCGGGGTCGTCGTAAGATCCGGTTGTCTTCTGCCTGGCGCTCTTCCAGGCGATCTCCCATTGTTCGGGCGATATTAGGTCGTCGAGTGTGAGGAAGTGAGCAGAGATCCAGGCCCGCGCCTGGTCTGGAGTGCCGAACACTCGCGTCCAGTCTCCAATAGTGAGGATCCAGGGTTCCTGATCTCCCTCCTTATACGCGAATCCGATGGTGGACCCGCCCGCCTCGAAGGTCTCGCCCCATTGTCGGCCAGATCCGCCGCCGCTTCTGGATTCATATTGACCCGTTGCATAATTGTACATCATCCCGGCGGCATGCATCGAGTCCATAGACTGTTTTGTGAACATCCCACCGAGTTTCGCAGTGCCGGCCAAGAATCCGGTTTGGAAGTCCTTGCCTACCGACTCGCCCGCGCCCTCGCCGTCGACGTTCTCCAGGTTCCCCTCAATCGCCGGTCCGACGCCTTCAGTGCCTTCGGCGACGCCCTTGGTGAGGTCCTGGCCGAGATCAACCCCGGCGTCTCTGGCTTTTGCGGCGTCATAATCTGCAAGATATCCAGAAAGCCAGCCTTGACTGTCAGCCCAAGACCGTACTTTACCAGCGGCCCGTTCGGTTACGTTTTCTCCTTCAGCCCCTCCGGTAAGCCATTGCCATCCCCTTGTTCCGAGATCTATGAGGGCTTGCGTGATGTCGTTTACGGCTTCCATCATTTGGGTCAGATATGGCAACAAAACGGTACCGATTGAGGTTGCAGCGACAGATATCTTCCCCCTGAAGATATCTATCTGGGCATTTAGGTTTTCCTGAGATTTGGCATATTGTTCATTCAGGCTGGACGCATTCTCCCACGCTGATTTTCCGGTCGCGGCGATCTCCCCGAGCCTGCTAATACTTCCTGTAGTTTCATCGACGCCGCCCGCAAACTTTTTCATGGCTTCTGCGCCAGAATCGCCGAATAATGCGAAAGCGTCGCCCTGTTCTTCAAGTGGGAGATCGGCGATTGCGGCAGCCAATTCCTCAAAAGTGCCTATCGTGTCGGTACGTATCATTTCCTGAAGTTCACCGAAGTCAACCCCAATCAGTGCGGCGATATCTTCACCGTGTGTGGTCTTCGTGATTTCTCGGAGGGCGTCTTTGATGTGCTCCCCCGCCCCAACGGCGGTATCACCCATTTCCTGGAGATAGGCTACCATCGAAGCCCAACCCGCGAGCTGCTCTGGCTGGACTTTGAAATCTTTCATCGACCCCGTGAGCTTGGATAACCCCTGAATTATTGCCGCTTCGGACGTCACGGTTGTATCGGCGAGATCATTGATGAGTGATCCGGACCGATTCGCAAAATCGGCCCATTCCATTTCAGCCGGTTTGACTGCGGCTCCTATTTTTCCAATCGCGTCGCTGGACGCATCCGCCGACACTCCCCACGCCGAGGACATTTTGAGGATGACTTCAGTATATCCGGCGATCTCGTCGGGGTCGATCCCCATCCGCCCGGCTCCCGCGGCCGCCCCGGCTATGGACTCCATTGACGCGCCGGTCTCGCCCCGGATCGCTAGAAGATCCTTCGAAAGTGACGCGAACCCTGCAGCGGTGGTGTCAGTTACCTTCTGGACGTCGACCATGAGAGTTTGCCATTGAGCCGCCGCCCGAACTGACCCGGCGAATGCCGCCCCGACGGCCATGATTCCAGCGGTAGCTCCAGCTATCGCTATCGTGGCCGGATTGATCGATGCCGCCAGGTCGGAGAACGCCGACGAGGCAGAAGCTCCAAAGCCCATCACCTGTGCCTTCGCTCCGGCGAGGCCTGTGGTGAGCCCTCCGGTATCGACCCCTACTTCGATGAACGCCGCGCCGAGTTTTTCCGAGACCATAGTTTAGGCTCCTAATAACGAACTAGATATATCTTAAAATATGTTATTCGGTCATCCACCAGGCACCGGATGACCGAGGCGACGCGCTTTAGCGATCGCCTTTTCCCTCAAGCTTTTTTCAGCCTTCACCCCCTCTCCTCCAGGGAAGAGGTCAGCGAAGGACTTCGGGTTTTTGCCGAATAGGTTTCCGACGCACCGGCTTATATCCCATGCCAGGATCTGCTGGTTCCGGGCGTCGGCCTCCTGCTGCCGCCTATGGCGATAGAGGAGAGGGAGCAGATCGTTTAGACAGTATCCGGCGGCTTCGTCGGGCCTGAGCCCAAGCTCGAGGTAGGCGATCCGAGATCGCCAGAGAGGATTCTGACTTTTGCCTCCAGCTTCTTCATCGTCTCCTCGATCTGAGCTACCGTCTCGGCCTCCATCTCCAGAGCCCGAAGCTCGTCGGAGGTATCCCAGCTCTTCCTCATCGAGGCAGCATGAGAAGGGTCCTCAGCCAGCGAATAGGATTCTAAGATGTCCCGACTGAGATCAAGCCTCGATCCGTCGTACTTCTCCAGGGCCGCGTTCACCTCGTCGCCCTCAAGTCCGGTCGCAGCTTCGATCGCCAGGCGGTATATCGGGGCGAGGGTGATATGGTTGGCGAGGATGAGTTGAGCGGCCATGTACCTGTTGGCCGGGATGATCCCGGCTTCATGAAGCCACTTATTCCCCTCGGCTTCGAACTTCTCTATCCTCGGCAGAGTCCATTTCAGCTCAATAGGCTCGCCCATCTTTACGGTTATAGATCTCAGTCCCTTTGCTTTACTCATATTATTTTCTCCCTCAGTTTATAAACACAAAACCCCACCTAAAAGTCATGGGGTGAACGGTCGAATATAGGGTTGTAAAGGAGGGAGCCCGTCACGGAGATATCCTCAGATCTCCGATCATCCGGGCTTCCGGTCTAGGGTGTCTCGATTACATGTCGAAGAGGATAATGATGACCGCTCACCTTCAGGCTCGCCTTCGCAGGGCTGGACGGATCCCCCGCCCCGGTCACAGAATCCACATAGCCAAACCCAACGTACATCAGGCCGTCGTCATAGTCGCGGTAAAAAGCGAAGACCTGCTTAACCCCTTTCATCCCGGCGAAGTCCAGCTCGTCCGCTCCGCCAGCGAGAGTGTACGGGCCGGAATCGGCGACGACGCCCGCCCCGGTCTCCCCGGCAGCTCGCATGGCATAGACGCCGAGGGCTTGAACGTCGGCGTTCGCGTTGATGGCCGCTATGACCTCGTCGGCGGTGGAGATCGGTAATCCCCCGGAGGTATCGAGATCGACGGTTATAGCGTTGGCGACGACGGTTACGGCGAGGGCCTCGGCGTCGTTATCCTGGAAGTCGATGGTGATGCTGTTCCCAGCCGTCCCGCCCGTTCGGTGGAGGACCCGGATATGGCTGTTCGCCGCTCCGCCGGAGGTCGTGATCTCAGCGCATTTCGCGGCTACAAAAGCCTCGATGGTGGCGTTCCAATCATCCAGACCGGGGAACCGTTCGCGGGCCTCTTTCCCGAAGTCGGTTACGTCGTGCATCTCAGTCTTGTCTTCGAAGTCGGCGTTCACTGCTCCGAAGATCTCAGAGGCGACCATGTACTTTCCGGTATGGCATCTCACCACGTCGTCCTCATCCAGCCCGGACGCCACGTAGATGTAGCCAGATGGATACCAGATGGCGTCAGGCGTCAGTGTCGCCCACTCGCCCGCCCCCTCGTTCTGGTACTGGAATACTGGAACGGCGGAGTCGTTCATCATCCTCTTGGATGCGTCAGTGATTCGCCAGACGGTATACCGGGGATAGCCCCCCCACTTCGAATCGGAGAAATCCACCTCCTCCATAGCCTCGTCGCTATAGTCCTGATCAGCGCCCGAGCCCCTGTAGACTCGGACATAAGATCCCGGTGTCGGGCTCAGGGCCATATCTCATCGCCTCACGTTTCGGTGATCCCGCCACTGACTGCGAATGTTACGTCCATCTTCTGGACGTCACCGGGACCGCCGAGCCTCCTGATCGATTCGACGTAGGCGGAGAAGCCGAAGGTCCGGGTTCCTTTCACAACGCTATAAGCCAGAAGCGTATGCGCTGGCTTGCTTGCCCGGATCTTATCCTGCCCGGCGTCGGCGTCGTCCTCGATGAAGCTGGCGGTTACGGTCCCATCGTCCAGGCCGGGATACCTCGCACGCGCGGTGTTCGCATCGCAGGTGATATCCTGCATCTCTATCTTGTCGTCCACATCACAGGAGACGCATCCTAACGCGGTTGAGCCGCCGGCGGTGAACGCCAGCGTCGCTAATCCGTCTGGTGCCAATACCATTTCTTAATCACCTCTATTTCTAAGAATCCGCTATGCAGCGGATGACTCTAAAATCGATCATGAATACGTGCCGCCCGTTCTCGTCCACATAATGATCGGGGTGGCGGCCCTCCCAGATCATCGCCACTGAATGACCGAACGCCGTTTTTTTGTGTAGCGCTTTCCGGATAGCCAGGGCGTCGGTTTCGGCAGTCTCCAGCGACGCCCTCCGAACCTGGATCTGGACGCGGGGCTTCTCGATGTCGCCCCCGCTCACGATATACCCGCTGCCTCCGGCCGGAAAGATGGCAATCTGCGAGGCGGTGGACTCGTCGAAGCCGTATGCTCGGATGTTGGAATATCCGGCAGTGGTGAGGGCGTCGGCTACGTCTTTGACGACTGGATTCATGGACATTTTTGACGCCCCTCCAGCTTTTTCAGGTCGTCAACAGACAGGCGAGTTTCTCGCCCTCGATGCCAGACCAAGAAGATCAATATACTGATCGAGAGGAGAATATTGATTATCATCAGCGTGCTTTCGACCGCGAAAATCACATCGTTCCTCACGTCCAACACCTTGCCAGATATGTCAGAACAGCCATACCGTTCAATATGAGAAATATCGCTGCTATGATATATTTTCGATTCTGACCGACCAGCGCCCACCTGAGCGCGCACCACGAGATACGGAATACGAATATATACTCGTCTTGCTCTTTGTTGTGCGCACTGAGATCATCGAGCCGATCTAAAATCAATGGCTGGATTTTCGCCAGCCCCCATACGAGCCGCTTCAGTTCGTCGTCATCCATGTCGCAGGGGGCCGACGCCGCTTCTAGGATATCGCGAGCGGCGCGAGTCATCGCTCAGCTCCAGTCGATCGGCTCTTTTGTGACTATTCGGAGGATGACGTTGATCAAGGCCAGCGCCCCGGTCGCAGCTTCGGGAGTCAGCTCGACGCCAAACGTCGAGGAGAGGAGGAGGCCAGCGATTGCCAGGACGTTGGCCCACATTGTCTTACTTTTCCACGGTTGAGTCAAAATTTCACCTTCAGTCTACCGAGTTGATTCTTACCGGCCTTCCCCGACAGCTTGGCGACCTCGACTTCAACGTCCCGGCGCTGCCAGGCGAGCTGTGCGAGAGGGTCCGCACCTTTCGCTTTGATCCAAGCTTCGCGAGTCATCCCCTTATTGCCGGTCCCCGCATAGAACAGAACACCATCGTCGGGATACAGGGTCATGATCGCTTTGTAGAGGGCTTCATTCACTTTTGGCGGGAACGTGCTTGTATCGACAAGGTCACGGATCGTAAACCCTGCTTTCGACCACATACCGTTAACCATCTCGGCATCGGCAGGTGGTTTTGGGCACTCCAGCCATCCATCTTCGTTTTCAAATTCGTCTGCCATGTAATCATCGCCTTGAGAAATAGGAGGGAGGGAGCCCGGGGGGAGAGAACGAACCTCCTGAGCTCCGAAACACCATCATGGTCATTCCCAGGGGAACGTCGGAAAGGCGCTCCCCGTCATGTTCGTGGCATCAACCCGATGCACGTCAGTAAATCCATCGTATCGATCAGATACAGGGGAGCCAGTCAACCGAGACCGCGCCGCAGGTGTCGTTCCCCCAAAGCTGGATGAATTTCTCGATAGAGAAAACTCCCGTCAGGTCTTCCACGGATCGGCCATATTCATCATGCCGTCCCTTCGAGTTGACCTGAGTGTCTTTTGAGAGCCAGCCGATGTGAGCGACACCGATGACGTTGGAGTTGAAGTTCGCTTCAAGAGCGCCCGTACACTCACCACATCCGCTATTAGTCCCAGTGTTCCCGCTGTCGTCGGTCTCGGTTGCGGCGTCCTGGCGTCTGGTCTTGACCTCGGTGTTCATCTGGAGGTGCTCGGCCTGGGCGTACATCTCTACAACGGTGGCCCCGATATAGTAGTTCTGGACGCAGAGCTTCTGGACCCATTTCTGGTCATAGGTGCCGGTCTGGTAACTCACAGGCATGTACTCAAGCTCGGCAGCCTTGGTGAAGTTGATGTTATCGATGCATCCTTCAGCAGCCGCTCCGAACGGATCCCTCTGAGCCTCTAGCTCGACGTCATAGGTGTTGACGTTCCCGGAACCGCTCGTCTTTTCGACCAGCTTGTTCCCGGCAAGGCCTACCTGGGTCTGGACGATCTTCTCGCTATTCATGAAGCCGACACCCTCGATGCCGGTTTTTTCGTACATGTAATTAGCAGCCCCCGCCATTCCAACGAGAGCAAGACCAATTACTAGCAATATCGCTATTTCGCGTTTCATTTTATCACCTAGATGACTGTTACCTTTTCAAGTGTTTTTCGACATACTGCGCTGCGTTCGGCGCCAATTGCTCCACCGGATCAACGATGAAATGGCTTTTTCCAACGGGATGATTGAGAGATGCGTCCTGATGCTGGCGATAAATGTAGCTCTCCGCTGGACCGCCGCCGCCGAGGACGATCACGCCCCGTGCGTCGTCGCGTTCGGTTCCCAGGGAGTTTCGCATCGTCCCTTGATCGACCGGACATTGCCTCTTCATCTCGGATAGGACCTCGCCGTCCGCCCATTCTTCCAGCCCGTTGAGAGCCGCCTCTTTCGCCCGCGCGATGACGGCTCCGGCGGCCCATTGGGTGATTTTCATGTATAGATCACCACTGAGTAGGCGTTGCCCCTGTCGTCCACCGACATATCGACCCGGAGGAGAGGAGGGGCCTCGCCCGCAAAAGTCACCTGGTCGGTATCGTTCACCGTAACCGATCCGTCGAGGAATATCTGACAATGGGAAACGGCCTCGGCCCCGTTCTTATCCCGGATGTTGACGACCTCCCTCTCGACGTAACACGAATAAGCCGCCGGAGTCCCGTAAGTCGGGCCATATAGCCCGCTGCTGGATACGGTGGCGATAGATACCGATTGATTCATCTCGGCTCGGAAGTCGGTAACGAGGCTCATCTAATCGTCCTCTTGCTCTCTGGCGGTGGTCGTATCTGTTGGTCGGAAGAGTGCAGGGAACGCCGTGGTGTCGGTTACGGCGGCCATCGTCCGGGCGGATGACCAGGTGCAAGACCATGCGTCCTGTTTGATCTCTTCCTGAAGATCGGCGATAAGCTGGAGCATAGCGGCATGGCGTTGGGATCGCTTGGTACTCATCTTCCCGATCGTCTTGTCGAACTCCCTCGCCAGCTTTGCCGCGCACCACCGGGCCGCTACCAGGGATGCCTTGAGAACCGTCTCTCCCTCGACGTAAGCCTGAGCGATCTCGGCGTCGGTGAGGAGGGGGTCGTTGGAGTCGGTGTCGCCGATCCTCGCCCGGATCTGGTCTCTCGTCGTCGTAAAGTCTGGGTTGTAGGTGAACGTCATTATACCAGCTCCGCCTGCCTATTCTGGATGAGATCCCGCGCCGTCCCGTAGTCCATCCCGATCTCCACCGTATCGACGACATCCCCGGCGGCATAGTCCTCGCCTAGATGAGAAATTGACGTCAGAAGGAGCAGGAGAGGCATGGGATCAGCCCTCCTCTGCGATCGGGGGCTCGTATCGGAGATCTTCGGTCACTCCCCACCCTCGATTATCCCATCGAGTTCGGCCAACGCGATCTCGATGTTCGCGAGATCTCGTTTGATCAGGCCGACTTGCTGCTTTTCTCGCTGAGCCTCGGCGATTTTGAGTGCCACCTGGAGCCTGTATTGAGTGACCTCGTACTCGTCCCGCATCTGGCGGACGATAGCCGCCTTCCCCGCGTCATCGATCATGACGAGACCACCGCATTGATGTCGGCGATCATGGCAGCGATGTCGTCTCGGTCGGATCGGAGCGCGTTGAGTCTGTCCATGCCTTGCTGGATTTGGACGTTCATCTGAGTTCGCTGTTCCCGGAGCTGGTTCAGGTCCAGAGAAGCTTCCAGAACAGACTTCTCCCCGGTGTCCTGGTCGTACTCGTCATACGTGATCGTCACGTCGATGCCGGTTCTGGCGACCGAGACTATAGCCTCAGCCGCTTTCTTTCGTGTATATTCTTTGAAGTCCATTTTATCTCCCTCATGGTCACGGTGTGGTGGTGATCAGTCCTAAGTTGGTCAACGCTGTTATCAGGTTCGCCAAATCGGACGCTGTATCGCCGCTCAGGTCCACGCTCGGCTTGTTGATCGGCTCGGTCCCGAAGAACCCGAGCTGAGCCGTTGCGCCGTTGGCTACGTTCGTCCCTTTCAGGATTCCGCCAATGTTGACGTAATTGCTCGTCGTGGCGAGCGGTGGGTCGATATCGTACCCGATAATGATGTTGTAGTTGCCCGTGGTGATCAGGTTCCCGGCCTGGTATCCCAACGCGATGTTCCCGACACCTTCGGTTACGGCGTAGAGCGCGTAGACCCCGATCGCGGTGTTGTAGTAGCCCGTGGTGTTCGAGTAGAGCGCGTCTCGCCCGATCGCAGTGTTGGAGGTGCCCGTGGTGTTCGATCTGAGCGCGTCTCGCCCGATCGCAGTGTTGTAGTTGCCCGTGGTGTTCGCATAGAGCGCGTTGAGCCCGATC